TGCCACGCGCCCGCGCCCCCCGTAGCTCCGCTAAGCGAACCGCCACCGACCAGAGCGCCGCGCAACGCCCCCGTTATGGCCACATAAAAATTGTCACCCAGAAACTTTGTACTATCACCGGTTGCTGCCGCGGAATGCAGCGGTTGTCCCGGAACAGGAGTGCCTTTATAACCACTCGTCCCGGGGAGAACGATGTCAGAGCCGGCAAGGGTTTTTAGTACCTCATATCCAGTCAGGCTCGATACACTGTAAGGTGGCGAGCTTTTGACATAAAGCTTGACCGACCCGGCATTTGCCGCATCGACCAGCACATCCGGCAATGATTGCCAGACGTTTCCATAACTATTTTCCACCCACATAACCCGAGATCCCGCAGCTAAAAACCCTGTCGCAACTTGCACAGCATAGCCTCTCTGCGCATTCATCAGCCCGCATCGTCCGATATAGCCTGTGTTTGTATCGTCGATGTCTCGCTTCCAAACGCCTCCTGTTAACCCGGTACGTCCAGTGCCACAGAAGGATTGGCTATTCATCGACCCGAAGGCTATCATTGCAAGTAACGTCCGCCACGCCCACCAGTGGTATTTCTCAGTCGTCCACCCCGCCCCTCGATCGGCGGCAAGCAGGCGCACTGCCTCAGCCGTCATCGACGAACGGCCCCACTCGTCTGAAGTCCGCGACGTAAGCGGCCAGACTGGTGAGCTTCCATCTCTCGGATCGAGACAAATCGAAGACAGTTTCGTGTCTCCAGGGACAGCTGACGCCTCATATATCCCGGAGTAAAAAGGAGTTTCATCGTCCGGGAACGCCGGATCGAGATCGTAACCAGATCGATACCGGGGCGACACCGCGAAGACGACGTAATCCCCGATGTCTGCATGGCGAATAAAACCTGCAGAGTGCCTTACCATCAACTGGCCAGTCGCACCCGTAAGCGCGACTGGTGTTCCATCGATGTGCCTCGTCAGATCGAGTTTGCTTATCTCCTTATACTCGACGCCAGCATCAGTAAGTACCACCGGCGAGCACCGCTCAAGCAGCGATGATGCATCGTCGCCGATATAGCTTCCCGTCGAAACTGTACTCTTATTGCCTATACGAACGATTGCGCCTGTTGTCTTGTGTACCGCGAGACCGATAGTCTCGCGCATATCGAGATCTGAGACGGCCTCTTCGAGCACATCCGCACGGCCCTGCAATCCGGCGATATCAAGAGATATTTTTCTGTCTGGCCACGGCATAATCAAAACACGTTTAAGGTTGCAGTAACCTCAGCTCCATCCCCATCCGCAGGCGCCTCAGCATAAACCCAGATCACCGCCGCCGGCATAATAACCGGCCAGTACATCACCGTACCTATCCCGCCCTCGTGCTCGCACATAACTCCGCCACCATCCACAGCCCCCTCATCATCCGTAGAAGCCGAAGCACGGTAATACAGCACAACAGGCTCTGCAGAGATAACCTGCAACCCAAAATCCCCAGACGCGCCCAGGTCGCCCAGGTTAATCCTGTACCCATCACTGGTCTGGCCAGCATCAAGCTCAAGGCCCACAAATACCCTCTCCGTAACCATTACGCCCCCTTCGTCTTTGCAATCGCATCAGTCAGCCCCTTGCGAGCAGTGTCATCAATGCCCCGAATAAGCTGTGTCTCTGTATCCGTCAACTCCCGACCCTCAGACTGAGCCTGGCGGATGATTTTCGTGACCTTCGAAATCATACCTACAACACGCCCCGATAAGGCGATCAGCGCCATCAGGATCTCTATACCTTGCGTTATACTCATCACAGCGACACCCCTTTTGCTTTTAAGAATTGCATCAAAACATCGATCGAACTCAAAGCCGCAGCGAGTTGCTCATCAGCACTGGAGGGGTTTGCCGCTTTTACCGCATACGCCTGATCGAGCGCAACACGCACCGCGTCAGTCCCCAGCAGCACATACTCCGCCGCGTCCACACCAATCGCACCCGTCTCCAAGGCCGACTGAGCCGCCGTCCTGATAGCCGCATTTGTCGCCAGTCCGTACGCATACGCGTCATCGAAAGACTTCGGCTTCACAATCCCCAGCGAGCTGCACCCGGCAACCAAGGTCACAACCAGCACAAAAAACCACCTTTTCATAGCACAACAGTTTAGTTTAATCAAGCCACTCCATACGCCCCCTCAAACATTCGCCGTTCTTTCGCCCGGCGAGACACCAGCCCACCCATAACCTTTCCGGCGCCGTAAGCCCACTTCGGGAACTCCATAGCCGCACCGGCATAATCGCCGGCATTGATTTTGCGAAGCATCGTCGAAGGCTTGCCGCTCTTGAGCGTCACAAACCCATCTTTAACCCCCTTCGCTCCCGGCCCGACGTTGAACACAAAATGGACACACGCATCAAACTCACCCTGCGTCATCGGCACCGCCACAGCGTGACGGACAATCCGCTCAGCGGCCATAATATCCTGCGTCAAATACTGCTCCGCCTGAGCGAGCGATATCCTCATCCCTCGCCGAACGCCACCCGTATGCCCGTACCCGATCGTCCAGGGTTTACCACCGGTCGCCGGGTCAGGATAAGCAGTCAAAGACAAATCCTCGGTCAACTTCAGAGACTGCCTGCACCTGGCCGACACCCTCAACCCCGAAACCGCAACCCTCGCATTCAATATCTCCCCGTCGCCACTCATCGAATTATCTCCTCGTTATAGCGTTAAACGGGCGTTTAGCAGCCAAAAACACCCCTCCAGACGTCCCGATCTGCCACTTGCCCGATCAGCGCTCTTAAAACGCCTCTTTTTACACATCAAGCAACTCACCCATAAACCCCTGACCAAACCGCTGTGGCGTCTCCGGCACTTGAGGCCCCTGGGCAGCCGCAACCGCATCATCAGCCTCGTCAACGCCAAGCAAAAACGTACGAGCGTTTATCCGCTTGAGCTGCTCCTGCACAGCCTTATGCTTCGCCGTAATCGAATCAGGCACCGAGTCCGGCATACGCCGGTGGTACAGGTAAATCACCGTCAACTGAGCCGTCAGGCTTTTTACCCCGTCCGGCACCGGATCAAAAGGCAGGGTGTACTGGCCCGCGCAGTACAAATGCAACTCCTGCACAGCAACCTCACAAGCCGAATCCAAAGCCGCAAGAGCGGAGGCATCCATCTCGCCGCTGCCCGCATCGTCGCACAGCTCAACAATCTTCCGGAGGGGCAGCAACCCCTCCAGATATGTTTGATCGATGTACTGCATCAGGTCAGACGAATACCTTCAAGCCTTGCAACACAGCGTTTCGAAAGCACTCCGAGATCCATCTGCAGCTGAGGCATAACCGAGTAGAAGTTGTCAGACTTCTCCATCGGGTAAACCTTCATTCCAACCGGGGTCGTCATTGCCGTCAGATTCGCCTTTTCACTGCTTCGGAACGCAAAAACGCTCGTACAGTCCGTCGAGGTAGTAACCGTTTCCGAGTACGGGATAATTCGCGACCCGTCGTACTTTCGCCCTGTAGGCACAATCGGAATACCACGGAAATTTCCGATCGTCGCCCCCCACTCGTTAAGCGATATCGAACACTGCTCCTTTGCGATTGTAGAAAGTCTGGTAAGCAGACGCTGATCCATCATAATGACGTTCGGTCCACCGTCAACCGCATCACACAGCTCTTCGATCTTCTCGACAAACTTCTGCTGCGCGGTTTTGGCCGTGTTATCATTGCCAAGAACAACCTGCATACCAGCAGCCCCCGAAGAAATTACCCTGGTCGTATCGCCTGCCGTAACCAGATCTGCAATCAGTTTTCGGATACCATTAAACTGCTCGGCGTCCGTTGTCGCGTTATCGTTCAGCAGCTTGCTCATCAAGTCCCGCCCGGCATTCTCGGCCCAATTTTTCAGCTTCACGCGGAACTCGCTCGGCACATCTCCGCCACGCTCTTCGTACGCAACATCAAGCTTGATCGTTTTACCGATAATCTTCAGCGCAAAAGTGCCATAAACAGGAGCAACCGTCTGAGCACCAAACCCCTCGCCGATCGATCGGTTACCGAAAGTTCCATCAATATCGTCGCCATACCGCTCAGTAGCGCCGGATCCGCTGTCTGAAAAGAACTGCAGATACTCAAGCGCCGGGCAGTGCTTGCGCAGCTCAGTGAGCACCATCTGGGTGAGCTCGTCACCCTGGGAAGCCTGAAATAAAAGCATAATTCAACCCTCGTTGTTTTGTTGTCAAATAAATTCAAGCCGGGGGGAACATCGGGCAATTGCACTCCCTCCGCCCGGCACCTCTCTCGTGTGTTGTTGTATTTCCTATTTCCCCCTTACCGCATCAAACTGCGCTTTCAGCTGCGCCGCGGCTTTTTCATCAACCGATACCGCCTCCGCTCCCGGTCCACCGCCGCCAGCAACGTCACGCTCAAAGCTCACCGCTTTCGGCATACCGGCAATAAGGTCACAGCCAAGCTCAAACGCACTCTTGCTCACCTGCGCACCGCCAGCCTCAAACGTCGCCGGAGCCTCTACCTGCTGCAAAGCAGTCAGGAGAGCCACAACCTGAGGCCTGATCTTATCCGTCACCTGCTCCGGATGGTCAGCACAGAACTGCACCACCGCAGCCTTGCGCGACGCCACCAATTCATCCGCAGCCTTCTGCAGCTGCTCCGCCTCGAACGCCTGGAGCCGCTCGAACTCCCTCTTCTGCTCGTCAGTCATATCATCAGATTCAAAGGTTGATAATACGGGCTCCGCCGCAGCCGGTTCGTCGGCAGGCAAATCCCTTTTAAGAAAATCCATCACGTAGGCCGGTAGAAACTTATCCGCAGCCTCAAGGCCGTCAGCCTCGATCTTCTGCTCCCGCATCCGCTGGAACAGGCTGGCCACGTCACTCATCCAGCTCTGCAACTGCCACTTCCAGCTCACCTCAAACGAGCTGTCAAGCCCGCCACCGAGATCCTCAGCCTCAAAGGTGACCTCCTCCACGTACACCGGAGGAATCGATTCCGACCGTTCGAACACCGGCCCCAGCCCGGAAACCGCCGTGCGAAACTGATCCGTTACTCCGATATGCACAATCTCGCCCTTCTGCCCGATGCCGATACTGACCTGATCATAACCAACATCCTTAAGACCCTGCATAAACTCCACGGCCAACTGTTTCGGAACGACCGTCAAAAAAGTCCGGCCACCCTCCTCCACAACCTCCAGCGAATCCTTATCAGCCCAGCCAAGCACCGGCAAGCCGTTTTCCGGATGCCTGTATGTATATGGGATCTGAGCCGGCGAAAGCTCTTTCGAACGCTCAAAAAGCGACCGCACCCGCTCAGCCGGCCAAACGGCCTCTTCAGGTTTATCCTTGCGGTGCACTCCGCTTGCAAAAATCCGGTGACGCTTAAACTCAGGCTTGGTCTTCACTATTTGCTCATTTAATCGTTGTTAAATCCAGCCCTGCCGGGGGAAAGCAGCAGGGGCTGGCGGCAACAAAAGAACACCTCCGGAACTCCGGAACCGTCCTCACTTAGCAAGCAACTTACCACCGCAATCCACAAAGTCCAGCGCGAACAAAATCAACGAGAACCTTTGCTGACGCCACTCCCCGGGTTTTATTCCGCTTTTGCGCCTACCTTGAAACTGTATCGCAAACCAACCATAACCCTATGCTGTTATCAGTTCCCGCATCCGACGCGACCGCATCAGTCCCGGTTTCAGAAGTAACCGACGCCGCAAACACTCTTGCCAACAACCTCGGTATTTCGACTTTGCTCTTTTTCGGACTGGTACTCGTTGTAGGGGCGCTCGTCATCTACATCAGGCAGCAAGCAAACAAAGAGCAGCGCCAGACCGAAGCCAACAACCAGACACTGCACAAGGTTATCGACACTCTCCGGGAAGACAAGGACTCCGACCGCCGCATCCTCATGAGCGTCATCGAAGACAACCGCCAGCAGATCGACATTGTCCGCCGCGTTGTAGACAGCATCAAAGCTCAGGATCAGGCCCTGCAGGTACTCCTGCAGAAAACCAGCACCATCCTGGAACATCGTTGCCACAACCTCATCAACAAGTGATTATGAGCCTCACAGACCTCCGCCTCAAGAAAAAAGGGCAGCTTGCCGAGCTGGCCGAAAAGCGCCGCACACTTGCCGAGCAGGCCGACATCCTGCTTATCGCCGTGCTCACAAAAGCCGACACCATTGCCGACGCCGCGGCCCTCGATACCGGCAAACTGCTGCAGGCCGCCACCGACCTGCACGCCACATGCCAGCAAATCAGGACCATCGACAAAGACATCAACCAGCTACACACCGAACTCTATGGGTAACGAGGCAAAAAGCAAAGCCGAGCTTTACGTCATAGCCGAGGGGATGTACGTGCAGGATCTGAAAGACCAGGAGACCTGCGCTGCTGCCGTTGGCGTCACAGCCAGAACTATCCGGACGTGGGCAAAAGAAGGCAACTGGGAAGGCAAAAGAAAAAGCCGGCTCGACCGCGACACCAAAACGCGCGAAAAAATAGCCGATCTTGTGCACGCCATGGTTGACGATGCAACCAGAGCCTACACCGACGGCGGAGCGCCAAGTCAGGCGCAGCTCTACACCATCGCCAAATTTGCCGACATCATGGGCAAAATGCAGCGGTATGAAAAAGCGGAGTCTGAAATGCCGCGCCAGCCGGACACCGAGCCCGACAAAGCCGCCGCCGCCGACCGACTCGAAGCCGCGAACGACGAAATCACAAAAACTCTCGCTCAACTCGGGCTCCTGAGATGAAAGAGCAAAAACCCTTACATCCCGGCGAGATCTCGCAGTACACCACGCTGTCGCTCGACAAGATATTCCTGCGCTTCCAGCTCGACGTCATCGAAAGCGACTACATCGCCGAGCTGATCCAGAAAGGCCGACAGGAAGGAATCAGCTGGGCTCTTGCCTACAAAGCCAAGCGCATCACCGGCGACGAAGGGCGCGAAGACACCTTTGTCGCCACGAAAACCAAGCTGCTCGCAAAGCAGTTTGTCCAGGACGCCGCCGCATGGGCAAAACTGTTCCGCCTCATCAAAAGCACCGCCGACGCAGTTTTCGAAAGCGAAGTATCAGCCGAAAACCCCGACACCGGGCAAACCGAAAAGGTCAGCACCTACGGCATCAAGTTCCCGAACCGCCGGGAAGTTGTAGCACTCTCCAGCAACGCCGACGCTATGCGCGGATGGAGAGGCTATAAAATCGCCGACGAATTCGCCCTGCACAAGCAGCAGAAAGAAGTCCTCGACTCGCTCCTGCCAAGTCGCCAGTGGAAAAAACCCTTTACAATCTGCTCCACCCATAAAGGCAAAAACAGTGAATTCAACAAGTTGATTGTTAAGTACAAAAAAGGGCTGCTCGACAAATCAACCTGGACGCTCCACACTATCCCCATCACCCGAGCAGTTGAAGACGGCATGCTCGAAAAAATCGAAGGCCGCCCCTTCAGCGCCGAAGAGCGCCGCGCATGGCTGGAGAATCTTGAGCGGGAAGAAGGAATCCGGCGATGGAATCAGGAGTACATGTGCATCCCCGAAGACGAAGAAGGGAGCTTCTTCACCTTCGACCAGATCAGCCAGTGCGAATACGACGAAGCGCTCTTCTTCCCTGAGGACGGCGTCAAAAAATTTGCCGGAGGGGGGGAGGAACTCGAAGCCCTTGCATGGTTCAAAAAAATCGCCTTTGCCTCCGACACCCTTGGCACCGGCAACTTTTACCTCGGCATGGACGTCGGCAGAAACGTCAACTACACCGTCCTTTGCCTCATTGAAGTCGTTGCCGGCATCCGTTTTGTCCGGGCCATAGCCGCGCTCGACAACTTCAGGTATCAGGCACAGCAGGACTGCGCCTCAACGTGGATCCGCACGCGCACCTTCCGCCGCTGCTGCATGGACAACCGCGGCCTCGGCAACGAAACCGGTGAGCGCCTGCAGGAACGGCACGGCACGTACGTAGTGGAGCGCATCGACGCCACAGCGAGGATCAAGGAACAGTTTGCCTATGCAGTCCTCGGCCTCATGCTCGACAAAATGCTTCGCTACCCATCGGACGATACCGTCCGCGACGATTTCCACAGCATCCAGAAAGTCGATACCGGAGCAGGCAATACACGCATAGTAGCCAGCAAAAACGAAACCGACGAAAACAGCCACGGCGACTACTACACCGCTATATCACTAGCAGTCCACGCCTGTGACAACCCCGTCCCAGACATCGCGGACTCCATCCACGTCCCCGGCACAACCGCCATAACCGGCATAGGCCACCCCGGCGAAACCTTCGACCGCCGAGCAATGACCGAATCAATGTAACCCGACACACCCATGCCCGACATCACCAAAGCGTCCATAGAACAGGACGTCGCCGTCAGGAGCTACGCCGAAAACGTCACGGCCATCAAGCTGCTCCCGCACCCGTCAAAAGTGCTCAAGCAGATCGGCAAAACCATCGACATCTTCGACATCACCAAAAAGCAGCCCGACGTAGCCGGGCCGCTCCGCCGGTACCGCGACGGCATCAAACGCCTCGACTGGGACGTAACCCACGCAACCAGCAGGGGAGAGCGCGCCGACTTCTTCCAGCAGCTCGCACGCAGCTGGAACATCAAGCACATCATCGCAGCAGCCATCACCGCCCGCGAATACGGCTTTACCCCATTCGAAATCAACTGGGCAGTGATCGACGGCAAAACCGTACCCATCAGCATCAAGCAGCGCCCCCGCAAATGGTTCAAGGCCGACGACGCCGGCCAGTGGCGGCTCATCAAAACCGACGCCCCGGACGGGATTCTTGTCGAAGAAAAATGGCCCCGTAAATTCGTCATCATCACGCACGAAGCCACCGACGAAAACCCCTACGGGGAGGGAATCCTTGACGAAATCTACTGGTACGCCAAAGCCCTCACCTTCGATTTTGAACAGTGGCTCGGCTTCATCGAAGACGACGGCCGCGACCGGTGGGTCGGCTGGGTACCGACCGGCAGCGACAAAGCCTATAAAGACAAGGTCGAAACCGCTCTTATCCGCCTCCGCAACGCCGCCGTAGGCGTCATCGAGGAAGGCACCCGCGTGGAAAAAGTCGAAAACAAAGGCCGCACCAGCAGCAGCGAAGCCTACGAACTGCTCAAACAATCCTGCCGGCAGACCATCAACGTCCTCATCCTCG